AATATGGCAAAGAAGATAATCACTGATAAGAAGGATGCAAGGGATTACACAGAACAGGAAGTCGGTGGATTAAGAAGTGATTGGGAACGGCACAATGAGATATTGAAGGAGAGTGAGGAACAGGTGTTGAAAAGAATAGATGAATTGGAGAAATATCATAAAAAATAGTTATGGATTTTGGAGAAAGAGATTAATATTTAAATAAAAAAACAATGGCATTAGTAAACAACGGAACAAAAATTTCAATACCACTAGCATTAATACCCACAGGATACACAGAACCAGGGGTAACAGAATTTACAGACCAAGAGAGTACTAGGGACTTGACACTTAGTGTCTTAAAGGCTACTGTGGATGAGTCTAGTAAGGCTGCTACATTGTTGGCTATATCAGAGAACGCCACAATAGGTATTGCCAAACAGGTTGACGATATTATGGCTGCTGATTATATTTCATCGAATACGGTAACATATTATACCGATTGGTTGACTCTAAGTAGCAATATTAGATTAGGAACAGACACTGACTTCTTGAATAATACAGCGGTAAGTTATGTAGTAACGGTAAAGGTTTATATAAAAACAGCTTAATATGACTTATTCTATAACTGAACTTAATAGCTACGACATTGCTGGAAAAGGTTTACCAGACAAGGTTGAAACAAAGGTGCTAGTGTGTCATATAAGACCTCTAACGGCACTTCAAGATATTTTGGGGTTCGACCTTCATGTTTCAATTAAAAGCTCTTACAGGTCAAAAGAATGGGAAAAGAGTCATGGAAGAAGTGGTTACTCACAGCACACCTATGAATATTTAGGTGCTGTTGATTTAACCTTTGATGACTTTAATAATAAGAAAGATGAAGTTATAGAAGCTTTATCGTTAAACACAGAATATACTAGAGTTGCAATATACAATTCATTCTTACATATTGATTATAAGAACAGTCAGTCAGAAAGATGGTTGTATGATTCTAGTTGGAAACGCATTAGAAGATTATGAGCAGATATAAGAAAATAAGGATGCCGAAAGGCTATAAGAAAGGTGTAATAACCAGAAAGACCAAAAACTATTCAGCTAACACTGATTATGATGAATATGATTATTGGGTACAAGGTGTAGGCAGTACTGAGGCATAAGATTACAATTTACAACGGAACACAGTTAAATCGTTATATTAATATAAGTAAAAAGGCAAAATGGCAGAAAGAACAAGAGTATGGGTAAGTAATCCTGTAGAGAGGGCTAGAGTTAATTATCAGTCTCTATCAGCGGATACAACATTAACAGCAGCAGATAGCGGTAAAACGTTTCTATTGGATGCTGTAGGAGAAGACATAACGCTTCCAGCAGTAGCGACATCGAATGGAGTAAAATATAGATTCCTATGTGATACTACCACAGCTACAACTGATTGGACAATCACAGCCGCAACAGCGGTTATCCAAGGAAGCGCACAGGTAGCTGGTGCAATCATAGCTGCATCAAATGAATCTTTAATAACTTTAGTAGTAGCTAAGTTCCTTCCTGGGGATTGGGTAACACTAGAGTCTGATGGAACTAATTGGTATGCAGAAGGTTCTGTAGTTACTACAATAGGATTAACATTCACTGCACCTTAATTAAATAACAATAAGATGATAGATTACAAAAAGAAACTGGAAGATATTGCTAAAGTTGTAGGCATTGATTTGAATCTAAAGAAGGATGAGGATTTGAATGTTGAATTAGCTGTTGAAAAGGAAGAAGTGAAAGAAGAGGAAGCTCCTGTTGAGACTGCCCCTCAATTTGTTACCGCTACAGAGTTTCAAGCATTTAAGGATGAGAACGAGAAGTTTAAATCTGACTTGATGGAGACATTTTAGAAGATGATTGAAATGGTGGGACAGAACGAAAAGAACAATGTTCCTAAAGAACTAGCTAAAGAAGGTTCTGATGAGCTAACTAAGGAAGTAGAAAAAGAGGTTGTTGAAATGGCAGCTGAGCAAGAAGTGGTAGTCCACTCTCCTGATTCAGTTGAAAAGGAAATCACCAAAATGACCTATGGAAAACAAGGTGATTCAGTACAAAGTAGAATATGGGATGTAATTTCTCAAAATTAATAACAATATATAATGGCAACAACTGAAACAATTACCACAACCTATGCTGGCGAATCAGCTGGGAAATACATATCAGCAGCTTTACTACAAGGTGACTCCATTAGAAATGGCGCAGTAAGCGTTATCCCTAATGTCAAGTACAAGCAAGTAGTGAACACTATGGCTCTTTCGGGAATCCAAGCTGATGCAACTTGTGACTTTACCGATGTAGGTACTGTTACCGTTGCGGAAAGAATTATCACACCTAAATCCTTACAGGTCAACCTTAAACTCTGTAAGCAAAACTATCGTGATACATGGGAAGCTATCCAAATGGGATACTCTGCACATGATAACCTTCCACCTAAATTCTCTGATTATCTATTAGGCTTGGCAGCTGCTCAGGTAGCAAGCGAAGTAGAAACTAATATTTGGAGTGGTGTTGAAGCTACGGATGGTGAATTTGGTGGACTTGAAGTTGCATTGGCAACTAACGCAGCACAACCAACAGGATTTGAAGTAGCTGGAACAACTCTATCAGCAGCTAATATCATAGCTGAACTAGGTAAGGTAGTTACTCCAACAAGTGCAGCCTTGTACAAAAAACCAGGTTTTGCAATTAGGATTCCAGTAAGTGCTGAGAAATTCTACATTGCCGCACAAGCCGCTTTGGGATACTTAGACAGATTCCATGTTGATAAAACAGCATTGAACTTCCAAGGAGTTCCATTAATCGTTTGTCCGGGAATGTCTGATGATGTAATGATAGCCACTTATGATGATAACCTATGGTTCGGTACAGGTATCCTATCTGACCAAAACTTAGTTAAGGTCATTGATACTGCTGAAACTCTTGGTGACGAGAATGTAAGGATTATAATGAGATATACCGCTGGTGTACAATTTGGAAACGGTGCGGACATCGTAACATACGGTATCACTAACGGAGCTAACTAGAAATTAGTCTAACTAACAACCATAAAGAGGGGTGGCTTGGATTATTCCACCATCCCTTTTTTAGGTAAAAACAATAATAAAAATGGCATGTGATTTAACATTAGGGAGACTAGAACCTTGCAAGGATTCGGTAGGAGGGCTTAAAGCCATCTACTTCGTGAATCATGGAGATATAACAGCATATACACAGGCGGCTACAGATGAGATTTCTGCTGTAACAGGCACACCTTCCGCATATCAATATGATATAAAGAGTGCATCTTCATTTACGCAGAACATACAGTCCGATAGAGCTACAGGGACAACCTCCTTTGAGCAAGTATTGGAATTGACATTGAAGAAATTAACTGTGGCAGACCATAAGGAATTAAAACTACTTACATATGGTAGACCGCATGTATTGGTAGAAGATTACAATGATAATATCTTTATCGCTGGTTTGGAACATGGAATGGAAGTAACAGGGGGAACTATAGTCTCTGGTGCAGCAATGAATGAATTATCAGGATATACATTGACGTTAACTGGGATGGAAAGATTACCAGCTAACTTCTTCGATGATACTCTTGCAACTATTGGATTTACAGTAGTAGCTGGAACTTAAAATCTTGTTTGTTTTCATGGTTTGGATTGCCTCTCTATTAAACGTAGAGGGGCTTTCTTTTTAACACCATAAACTTAACCATTCTGGTTTTTGCGAATCCGTATCAAAATACACTGTTTCCCATCCTAAAGCTATCCTTCTAACACCTAACTTAATTAATCTAGACACTAGCTTCATCCTCTTTTTAGGATTCAATACACGTATCCTAATAGCCTTACCAATCCTATGGCTATCATGTGTAGTCAATCCCATCATCTTAGCTTTAGTTGGAGAAACATAACCCAATTCAACATCTAATATCATCTTTGATTGGTGCACTATCTTATCAAGTATAAGCACAGGTTCGTGTTCCATGTACTTTTTACCGCTTCCAGGTTGGTCAGGACTATCAAACATATCCCATCTAAGATATAATAATCCTTCGCACTGTTGTCTGTCGTATTCCGATAACTCACTCATGATATTTCTTTTAACTTATCGTTTATCTTCAATCAAAGAACTTATTAGCTGTATTTGCAGCAATGTATCTAACAACGAATATAACACTAACAAACCGAACCACCAAACGTTTTAACATAATATTATAATGTTTTAGAACAAAAACCATCATTCTCCGTTATATTAGTATGATTACTCTATTACCAACAACTAGCGAACAAGAGTTCAATATTATACCAAGGGACTTTACTAGGTTCAAGAATATAGATATAACGATTACCGAGGATGGTTCAGGTGCTACGGAAACATTTACCGATGCAACTGTATTCGAGAATGGTGACTATATCTGTGTTGCACAAGCCTTTACAATACTCAGGGAAAACTATATGTATTACATAGAGATTACCAATGAGAGTGAGAATTGGTGGAGAGGTAAGGCTAGATGCACCAGTCAAACAGATACAAAACAAAAACATACTTTACGAGATGGAACTGATGAAGGGTTTGTTATACAGACTAAAACAGAGGATTTTCCAGTAATAAACAGTTAAGATGAAAAACAATAAATTAAAGATTGTTAATGCCAAACCTAAGCCTAAAGGCAATGCAAGAGGTGTTATAAAGTTCTCTAAGAATGAGGTTAATGAAACCCCTGTTGTAAAGGAAGAACGTAATGCTTTCGGCAAACAATTCATTAAGTATGGTGAGGATAACGATTTCTATAGTAAACTTATAGACCTATACTTATTAAGCCCTACCAACTCACGATGCATCAATGGCATCTGTGATATGATATATGGTAAAGGACTTAATGCAACTAACAGCGAAGAGAAGAAAAAGGAGTATGCTGAAATGAAATTGTTATTTAATCCTACTGATTTACGCAGGATGATTAATGATTTAAAGCATCTTGGAGAAGGTATGGTACAGGTGATGTACAATAATGATAAGTCCAGGATAATTCGTATCATACACACACCAAGGGAAACATGGAGAGCAGCTAAGGCCGTTAATGGTGTTGTAAGAAAGTACTATTACCATCCAAATTGGGTTGACTATAAAAGAAATGATAAACTAAAAGAATTACCTACATTCAAGAATGGTTCTAGTAAAGAATTAGTTGAGCTTTATATATGGAAGCCTTATAGAAGTGGATTCTATTACTATTCACCACCTGATTATCAAGGGTGTTTGCAGTACGCTGAGTTGGAGAAAGATGCATCCAATTATCATTTGAATAATATGAAGCATGGTTTCTCCCCATCCATTTTGGTCAACTTTAATAATGGTGTTCCACCAGAAAAAACTCAACAGATTATAGCTGATAAGATACATGATAAATTAACAGGCTCTAGTGGAGATAGATTAGTTGTAGCATTTAATGATGACCCTGAGGATGCTGCTACGGTTGATGCAGTACACTTACCTGATGCACACGCACAGTATCAATTCATTGCTGATGAGGCTAGGGAGAAGATAATGCTTGGTCATGGTATTGGTTCACCTATTCTATTAGGTATAAAGGATAATACAGGCTTTGGTAATAATGCAGAAGAGATTAGAACAGCATCTATCCTTATGGATAATAATGTTATAGTACCATTCCAAAGGATGATTATAGGTGGTTTGGATGAGTTATTGTTCTTCAATGGAATAGTACTTAATCTTTACTTTGAAACATTACAACCTATTGAATTTACAGAGGTTGATAATATCAAAACAAAGATACGAAGGGAAGAGGAAACTGGTGAAAAGTTATCAGCTATGGATGACCTACATGTAGAGGACTTTGATGATGAAGATGGTGATGATATTATAAGCCAATTAGAGGGGCTAGGAGAGACTATCTCTGATGAATGGGAACTCGTACATAAAGAAATTGTAAAAGACTCGGAAACACCCTTTAAAATGCCTGAGACGATGTCTGAGGCTAACCCCAACAAGCCCTCTTCACAAGATAGTGGTGTTTTCAAGGTAAGATATGCTTATTCACCTGTCAGAAATTCAGCTGATTCAAGGAAGTTCTGCAAGCACATGGAAGGGTTCACATCCAACAAAGTTGTGTTCAGAAAAGAGGACATAAATATGATGAGTTTCAGGGGTGTTAATAAGGAATTAGGACACAATAAAAGGAACTATTCCCTGTTCAAATTCAAAGGTGGTAAGAATTGCCATCACTATTGGGAATTAAGGGTATATAAAAAGAAGGTCAATGAATCCAATAGGGCATCAGAGGATAAGGTTTCAGTAAGTAATCCTGATGAAACACCAATCAGACCAATAGATATGCCTAATAAAGGAGCATATCCAGGAGCAAATTAATATATAATGGCAGATAAAGCATATTTCATATCAGTAGCAGAGTTAAAAAGGAAGTCCATTATTGATGGTAATGTAGATGGTGATAAACTTATGCAGTTCATAGAGGTTGCACAGGATATGCACCTACAGAACTATCTAGGAACTAATTTATATACACACTTACAGGGGCTTATTACAGGTGCAACAATAGATGATGGAGGTAATTCTGATTACAAGGATTTACTTATTGACTATATTAAGCCTATGTTGGTGTGGTATAGTCAGGTAGAATATCTACCATTCGCTATGTTCCAAATACAGAATGGTGGAGTATATAAACATTCTAGCGAGAAAGCTGAAACAGTTACATTGGATGAGATGAGGACAATGTTATCCAGTGCAAGGGACAAAGCAGAGTTTTATACTAGGCGGTTTGTTGACTACGCTTGTGATAATGAGGATTTATTCCCCGAATACAATACAACGAGTTCTGATTCAGACATGCACTCAGACGGTGACGTTAACTTTACAGGCTGGGTGATATGAGTATAAAGAAAATGTACAAGCCAAAGAAGGCAAACGTGGAAAAACTGGATAAGTATATTGAAAAACTCAGAAAGAATGGAGAGCTACATGATGATTGCACCGATAGGGAAAGAAATACCGATAGAGAATGAGGATAAACTCATACAATATTAGGAAAGTCCTTATTATTCCTTCTATTTAGTTGGTAAAGTCCCTGATATTGTGTATCTTGCGGACTAATTATACTGGTTTTTGAGTACTTATAGTACTCTTAGGTGTATAAATTCAAACCATGAAAGAAAAGCAAGAAAGCAGACCAAGATTAAGTGGTTCATTATTAGCGAACCATAGAATGTTCACAAAGGAAGAGGAAAGGGTGTTGGTTATAGGAGACAACCACCATCCTTTTTGTCTTGATGGATATTTGGAATTTTGTTATAAAACGTATATGGAGTATAACTGTAACAGGGTAGTCCATATAGGTGATGTAGTCGATAACCATTATTCAAGTTTCCATGAAACCGATGCAGATGGCTTTGGTGGCGGATATGAATTGGAAAAGGCTATAGAAGCATTGAAGCCTTGGAAAGAGGCTTTCCCTTATGCTGATGTTCTTCTCGGAAATCACGATTTGATAATAGCAAGGAAAGCTCAATCAGGTAGTGTACCTAAGAAATGGATTAAGTCTTATCAAGAGGTATTGGAGATACCTGACTGGACTTTCCAGGAAGAACTTATCATAGATGATGTGATGTACATTCATGGTATGGGTTCTAAGGCACATATAAAAGCTGTTAAGAATATGATGTCAACAGTACAAGGTCATCACCATACATCTTGTTATACGCAATGGCATGTGGGTAAAAGGGATAAGATATTCGGTATGCAAGATGTATGGTGATGACCTTGTA